TTTATTGAATATCAATCGTATTTCTGACTGTGGTTCAGTGATCTGTTTGTTAGGGTCTGTTTCCACGGCACTGGTCACATCGAAACTGGTTAATAATAATTGATCTGCTTTGAATGTTAAGGCATCTGATTTTTGTATGGCATTGTTGCCGTGAAGCCAATGACAGTCAGGTATTTCTGCGGCATACACAATGTTGGCTGGTGCTGTGATGTACATATTAGCGCCTGCCGACACTTTGTTGGCATTTAATCTGTAGTAGATCACTTCACGATTGTTGTTTGGGTTTACTCTAGCGAGAGCGGCACTGAATCCACCACCATACACTGTGTCATCACTGTTCAATCTTAAATCAATCTGACCTGAACCAACTCTCACAGGTTTGTCAAATCTTAAAATCATCCAATCTGTGTTACAGATGTCTGAATTGCTTGATTGAATATCAAAAACTAGGTTGTTAGTTTGTCCATCTAAATTTTCTGTAGGCGCAGTTTCGTCGTCGTTGTCATAAATTTTATTGTTAATGTTGTCTATATAATCAAACAAATCATTTGGCGTGGCTAATTCTGTTTTGATATTGGCATTTGTTAAAGATCTCTCAGTTATGTCAGAGTTGACTGACATATAATTGTAGGTTTTGGTTAATTTGTATATCTTATTAGCAAATTTTACACTTACCACATTACAACTGCCTGATGGAGGAGTGTCTGGTGCTGTGTCGATGTTGCTAGGTATTGGTGTTGGCACTGTGTCAAAAGGAGTGTTAAAATTCCACATCATCAAATTGTTAGATGTAGCATCGTACTCGTCTCCAAATTCTTGCGGTGTATCAAACTGATAAAAAATATTGTTGTGTGAAACTTTACCCCAAGCAGTTGGGTAGTCTACATATCTGGTCACAGATTCAGAAATACTTAATTTAATTATTTCATAATAAAGTTCCTTAGGTCCTGTAACAGCAGGCGAAACATATCTTTTCAGAATGTCCACATCAGACAAGCAATAATTCACCATACCTTCATCCATCAGCACATAATAATCTGTTTTGTAATTCCTGTTTGCGAAAGGTATTGCCAATATGTTATTGGTTAAGGTGCAGGCACTTGCCGCTTTAGTATCTATAAGATTACCGTCACTGTCATAAAGGTAAGCATTGCCTGAACCTAGTGATAATGCTCCATAAAATTTTGTGCCGTCAAATCCAGCATCGGCATCATCGGTTCTACTGATTCCAAATTTTACATAGTAAGGGCCTGTGATCCAAGCCTTATCTGATGTAAATTGTCCTGTTGAATCTACAAAATTGTTTCTGTTGGGTGGGTAAAATTCAAGAATGCGTAAGTACCTTGGTTTCTTGTCTTTAACTTCATAAAAAGGCGAGGAACTCGTTGGAGTTGTTTCGACAAAATTATTTCCATCCCATATCAAACTTTGTCCTGGTCTGGTATTTCCTCCTGCAGAATAAAGATTGGTATTAACATTCACAGTCACATTGTCATTGGCATCTGTGGTGGCTGTGACACCATTACCTGTAAAATTAATGCTGGTTGCGTTTTGTGTTATTGTGGTGCCTTCATCTTTTACTTGAACAGCACCACCCACAGAATCAAATGCGTTGACACCCTCATCTAAGTCAATACCTGTTTGTCCAAAGAATAATTCTTTAATTCTGTCCCAAATACTTTTGCCTGTTACACCACCAATTAGACTGTCCAGTTTTAAAATCAATTCCAACATACCCAAAGCACCCAGCAAATTGCCTAGACCATCTCTCATCTCTGTGTCTGCTGTGATGGCATCTGTGGTTTGTACTGGTGTGAATTGTATCAGTCCTGAAACTGCTGAAAAAGGTCCAACTGTGGTTGAATTAATCCCTCTCACTTTGAACACATAACTGTCTTCTGCCAAAGCATCATAGTCTAGAGTGACTGTGGTACCTGAAGTGAACACTCCTCCATTGGCAGGTTTTTGTGTAGCAATCAATTGATATGATCTGTTGGCTTCTGACAAACCTGTGTCTGTACTGCGCCAAAATTCTATTGCTTCAACCAATCCTGTGGGTGCTGTGGTTTCAACTTCAACTCTTGGTCTGCTGTCCTGTTCGTATTTGGTTACTGCTGGTGTGCCTGGTATGCCGATTGAACCTATTGTGATTATGCCGTTAGCATCTGTTCTGGTGTATCTAAACAAGTCTGCTTCTGAATACACATTGGCATCATATTCCAATGCTGTCACTTTCATTGTTAAGGCACCATCATCTCCTTGCTGTTCTTGTATGGTAATAATTCTAAACACTTTGTTGGTGAATCCAAATCTTGCGTTGGTAACATCTATTAGATCACCTGCTTTTAGATTGATATAACTGTAATCTGTAACAAAGTTTATGACTAGATTGACTCTACTTTGCTTTAATTCAATTAAACCCAGTAATTGGGCTTGTATGGGCTCGTTAATGGTGTCATATGTCAATTGTAGAGTGTTGTCTTGTTCATTGGCATTTCTATCTGCGTCAGGTATTTCAATGGTTACGAAGTCTGCTGAATCTCTCAATTCTCTGTGTGGAAATTCTACTTTAACCTTGTTGTATAACTCTTTTAGTCCTGTGCCTGCCACATCTATGTCGCCCAGTATGTTGCTGTCATCGAAACTGGCTTGACTGGTGCCTTGTTGGTTTATGGTGACACCCCATTTGCCTTCGTGTATGTCATATTTTAACCAACTGGCGGCATTTGAAGTTATTTTTTCAATGTTGTTCATCACAGGCATCGCTGTGTCAAACAAGCCATTTATTTGATATCTATCTGCCAATGTTTGTGAGCCTGTGCCTTGATCATCGTAGTTTACACCTGTGTCTGAATAAGTGTTTAAGGCATCAATATCTGCAATGCTGATTTCTGTGGTGCTGATGCCTGCACCGTAAAGACTGTTGGTCATATAGTCGTACAGCACATCGCCTGGTTTCTTACAATCGTTATCTATTTCAAAAATAATATTTCCTAAATTGGTAACACCTTTTTCTCTGTTGTAGGTAACTTTTACAATAGCAAAAACCAAATCTTCCATAAGGTGTGTGGAGCCTTGCCATTCAGGCATAATGTTGGTTGCCGCTGGGTAAGAAGCATTTGAATAACCATTTGGTATGCTGGGTTGATCAGAACCTCCAGCATAACAATAAATTTCTACCAAGCCTTCCAATGATCTGTCAATTTGTCCTGCTCTATCTTGTGTGTAAGCCACAGTATAACCATTAGACTCAAATGTAATTCTCTGATCATTCCAATAAATTTCTTTGAATGTGTAATTAGAGCCGGACGAATCGCTCACCTTGGTGCCTGTTTTTTCTGACAGTGTTAAACAGAAATACATTGTTTGATTGTTGTTGGTCATCTGTGCGTCAGTGACCACACCACCAAAGAATGCAGAACCATACAGCACAGGTATCTTGTTGTCAGAGGCTGGTGGCAGTTGTAGTCTTACACCGTCATCTATGTTGGGTACAGAATCAATGTCGTTGTCTTTGAAAGTTGATCTGTTTAGTCTATAAACTAGATAAGCCAATGCGGCTGTTTGAACCAGTGTGCTGGCTGTGGAGCCTTTTCTAAACCAACTGTAGGTTTTTCCAACTGCTGTTTTTATGTTGTCTAAAAGTCCCATTAGTTAGGTGCTCCAAAATTAAAATTAGATTTTGCCAATGCTGGCACTCTGTCAAATGATTCATCACCTGGGTAAAATTCTGCTTGATCTATTGGGTTAGTTCTTCTGCCTGCTATTTTGTTTGTGAGTTGATCAACCACAGAAGTACAGGTAAACACAATGGTAAGAGCGCCATCAGAACCATCTAGATCATCTTTTATAATAAAATTATTCACAACTCCGAAAAATTTTCCTGCTGGGTTACCAGTAATGTTCAATAATTCACCTGTGGTCACATCAAAGAAACCTCTTTTTATTTCTATTGCTGAACCTTTTATTTTTTGATTAACCACATCACTCACATTGCCACTGGGTATGCCTGATATTGCCACATTTAATTCTTCTGCCGCGGCTCTCAAGTTGCTGGTTGTGTTTGAAACTGATAATAATTCACCAACTCCTGTGTAAGTGACAGAATCTATGGTGTAATTTTTGTGATAGTCTGTGAAAGTGATTGTTTGATAACCTGGTATCACTATCTTACAAAAAAGATTAGTCTGAATTGATGAATAAGAAGTTAAATCTAAAGCCATTAAGCCACCTCACTGAAAATGAAAGGGCCGCTCCAACTGATTTGATCATAACCAAATATTTTGTATTCGGGGTATTGAACGCATACCACACGCCAAGTCACTGCCGGACCCACTATTAAACTGTATGTGCCTGGAGATTCTTTGATTGGTCTGTTGAATGTAATTGCGTTGGTGTCATATGCCACATCTTGAGCCACTGAATACACCGAACCCGAAGAACCCAACTGAACCACATCTCCCGCTCTAAATTTATAACCTGATGAAATGCCACCCAGTCCTGAAGTAATGGCGACACTGTTTCCCACTGTGTAGGTCACTGTGCCTGAACTGATATTCTGTAGATTACCTTGATACCCTGTGATGTAGGGTTGAGTAATCTGAATTGTGCCTTGTTGTGTTCTGTCCAACACTTCCATTGCTTCAATCAATTGTCTATAATCTGAATATCTTGGTCCATCTGGCAGTGTTGCTTCGAACTCCCATAATTGTCCTCCCAAAGAAGTTGTCTTAATAACTCCTGTTCTAGAACTGGTCTGACTGACTTTTCTTTTCTTGTTGATTGATATTGTTGTTGCGTTGTCAAATACTGTTTGAAATGCTGTACTCATAATGTTTTACCTTCTAAATTCTGGCACTGTTTTTCTGCCTTGTTCTGTTACCGCAAATAAAAATGATGGGTCACTTGCCAATAACTGTTGAAATGATCTGGCATCAACAGCATTGATATTATAAACCACATTGGTGTCTGACATTGGCGTAACCTGTGCAGGACCAGTCACATATTCAGGTCCTGATTCTCCGGCGATACCGTATTGTCCTTTACCTATCAAACCACCATTACCCAACATACCCACATATGATAATTTTTTGTTTCTTTCTACACCTGACATTTGATCCAACACAGGTATAATTCTATCAAACACTCTAGAGAATAGTTCTTGTATTCTGCTTCTTAAAAGTGTTTCCAACATATCATTAATTAAATCTCTAAAACTAAATTTTCCTGTTTTAGCAAATTTAACAATGGCATCTTCCATTGAACGGGTAACTTTTTCAAAGGCTCTTCTGGCTTGTTCGCCGTAATTTCTTACATTCTCCACATATTCTTTCATTGCACCTCTGATGCCGAACACTATTGATTCGTCTAATTCTTTTTGTGCTTGTGCCTGTTTTTGTTTTTCTTCAATTATGATATCGGTTTGTTCTTTAACTTTTTTTATTAAGTCATCTTGTCCTGGTAAATCTTTTCCTGCGGCTTTGATT